ATGATTAGAAAAATCCTTTTCATCTTCTTGCTGGCAGTATATGCTCTTTTATTACTTTTCTATCTGGGACTGGTGGTACCCGAATATCTAGCCTGTACCGGATGTATGTATGAGGGAGAAAAAGGTATTGACATATGGGGAAGCGAAATTGATTGCTCCGGAGAGAGCTGAGCTGTTGGAGAAGGATTTTTTCAGCTTTTTTCTATCGTTGTTTCCATATACAGCATAATAATCATTTTTATAATATACCGTATCAGACGTCAAAAATTAAATACACAAAGATATTAACCCGATGAAATATATTGGTATACGAGTAATATTGCTGCTGTTGCTTTTAGTTGTTATCTATTACGTGAGTGACTATATACAAGAACATACGGTTGTCGATGACGGAGATTATAATTTTGAAGGTGTAATTGCTTTCTTTCAGATGACCCTCGCTTTGTCAATTATCAGTGTTGGTCTATTTATATACGAAGCCTGTCAGTTTCATAAAAGGAAAGAAAACAAAAAACGAAATGCAAGTCTGATTCTGATCAGTTTGATTTTGATTGTATTGATACTTTTTGCCGGATACTTTTTTCAGTTTGTTTATTAATTCTTGCGTATAAGCAGCATATGCCTTATTATTTCCGGTGTATGTTACAGATTATTATGTAAAGGATCTTATATTAGAGATAATGGAAACAGGGAAATCAGAATATGGTATCTGTTCGGAGAAATGAACTGATGAGCTTCAGATACATGTAAAGATAATTTCAAAAATAACAATATGCAGATGATTTTCATCATTGTAGGTGTGATGATAATAACCTTGGTCTTTCTCTGGAGGATCTCAGGTTTGGGCGTAGAACAAGAAACTGCAGCCGGAGATTTTTATAAGGCAAACCGGGACTTTTTGTATAGCGAAAAGAGAGAACTCTATATAAGAAAAATGATACGCAGATATCAGCAATTAAAATGGATTATCACCATAATTGTTTTAATCATAGCCTTTATTCCTTTTTTCATAACAGTATCAGACACCCTCAGTTTTAACGGGAGACTGGATGCCGAAAGGTTTGATGCAAGAATGAGAGATAGTTATATATTGCTCGTGTGCATGTTAGGAATTGGGCTGTTGACTTGCTTTTTTAGCTGGATGATTTTCAAAAAGACTGTTCAGAACTATACAAAAATTATAATGGAGCTGGATAATACACATTTTATAAAAATGATAAGTGTAAATAATCACCTGGGTCTGGTCAATCAGTTTATGATGAATGCTCCTTTCATCATAGGATCCTCTAATCTGTATGTTTTTAAATTGGCCCGGATTCTTGTGCTCCCCTGGTCCGAAATCAAGTCCATCAAAATCACCAGTGCTCCGCGAAACGGTTATTATGTACGCGTAAAAGTCAAAGAGAAAACTTTCTTTTTTACCGTCGGAGAACCGCAGATGGTCGTAATATTGGAGACAGAGGCTTTGAAATATAACCCTGACATTGAAGTTAGAATTTAATTTTCTACTGAGAAAGTGCAGCTTGAGTTGTGATCGATAGTTATTCTCTCCTTGGAAAGAAGAGAAAAGTTGGCTATGCTTGAAGTGCGTTGCGCATATTGCAAAAACACTTGTGAAGTTGATAAGATTGCTTCAACCAGCGTATGTTGGCGTCCCCGCCAACATTTTACGATATATATAAGATTCAAAACGAAATGTAAAAGAATATAAAAGGGGGAAAAGCTGAAAGAATGCTTTATTCAGTCCGGAATGGTGGTATTTTCTAAAATAACAGTTCTATCGTTATAAAAACGAATTGTTACTCATTTAAGCTTATTGTTATTCCAGTATGGATTTTTATTCTTCTCATGCGTTAAAGCTAAAAGTATCTTTGACACGAGCAAAAAACCTCTTGAATTGATGTTAAAGGTACTTTTAGAATAGATATATAAGGCGGTAATCAAAAAGATTACCGCCTTTTTATTGAAAATACTGAAAGGACCAAAATATTAAATAATCCAATAGTGGGACACTTAGAGGGACAGTTAGCAGGACATTTTTAGGGCTATAAAAGTATGATTGGTCGTTATATACATCCCATTATGTTTAAAAAAAGATCTTGATTAACACATATACCTATACCCATATGACTTTGTGAGGTAATTGTTAATTGCTTTATTGTCAGTTGTTTATTTTGTTATTATGTATGGATAATGTGTGTGTTATTATCTCATGCTATTCAGTCTTAAAGATCCTTTAACAAATGCGGCTGCTTTAATCCAGCTTAAGTGAATATCTTTTGAGCTATGGTGTTGGTTTTGAGATACTATCTTAATCCAATCAGGGCCTCTATCTGATGTCTGAACGTATTTTACAGTTGTATAGTCATCATCATCATTAGATATATCCAGCAGATACATCTCTCCGAAAAAAAGATTTTCCATAAAGTTGTTGATCTTTCTAAAGAAAATAATATCTCCGGATTTGAGTATAGGATACATACTATCCCCTGTAATGGCCATTGCGCCATCGACCTTAGGCATATTCGGAATAGAGAAGTAATCGACAACAGTACTTCTGTCTTGCTGAAATAAGGTAATCAAACTTGCCGATGCATGCACATCATACAATGGTATAATTTGATTATGCATGAGTTTATCTGTTCGGAAAAGAAATTCGGATCTGGACACTCCTTCTTCCTTAGTTTCTATCACGTTAGTAATAGGTCCGGGTTCTTCCATAAGAAAATAAACACTTTTGTTTATTGACTTTGCTATTTGTTGAAGGAATGAAACCTTCAAATCATCAGATGCGAACTTGCTGTTTAGGGCCTGTGGACTTATTCCCATTTTTTCTGCAATTTCTTTAAGCTCATAGCCTAAATTTTTTAATCTGATTTTCAGATCGTTACCTATCATAGTAAATATAGTTGTTTATTTTATTTCCATCGGTAAACATTATTGTTTAAAATTGTGCCGTGGTACGGAACAAATTAAGCAAGATTCAAAGCTATGAAAAAAAAGCAAATCTACAATCAAGAGGTTATTAACTACCTCACAAAAAAATATGGAGTATCTGTCAGATATGTACGCTCCAGTCTGGATCCAAGGAATAAAGCTCCTTTCGCAGATACCATAAAAAAGGATTACAGGGAAAAAGAAAAGGAAATCAAGAAAGTGCTTAGTATGTAACAAGATGAAAGAAGAAACAACAGCATATGCAACCCATTCGGGACAGATCGGAGTCAAGCTCAGTTTTTTGATTACTGATGTAATTCAAAGAGGTAAGCCTGTACCCACTGTTGTTGCTCATCAAATGAGCATACGTGTATGTTCCTACGAAGCTCTGAAAAAACGTGCAGTCAGAACCAAGGGGCTGCGTCTGCGTGATGGCAAAGGTCTCGGTAATGAGGCTTTGTATTCCTTTGAAAATATGCCAGATGCTTGGAGAAAGTTGTGTATTGACAGATTCGGTGATCCTAAGACAGTGATTAAAGAAACCATATTTCTGGAGAAGTATTACGAGATAGATAGCATAGCCTCAGACTTCTTTGCAACATACAAGTTGCCATCAGGGAAGGAACTGAGCAGGGAGCTCAAAGAAACCTATACGGTGAATGCTTCTGTATTAAATGCAGTTATTGCAGCCATGAGCAAGAGAAAAACATTTCGAAAAGCCTATGGAAACCCAAACAGTACCGGAGTCAAAACCGTATGGGAATTGATCTGTGAAGAAGTTAACTTGCTGCAAGAGAAATTAGGACATACACTTAAAAGCAAGTCTTTACGTAGGACAATTGCTGAATACAAGAAAGGCAATTATCGTTCATTGATCTCAGGTAAACTGGAAAATCAAAATACGGCTAAGGTAGTGACTGCTGAGCAACAGGCTGTTTTGGAAAGCCTTCTTCGAAAGCATAAAAATTTTGATAATGTACAGATTTCCCGCATATACAGTGAGGTTGCAGAAAAACTCGGTTGGAAGCCCATATCAGATGGGACAGTCGCTAAATATCGCAAACAACTTGATCTGTATATTATTTCAGGTAATCAGGGAACTTCTGCTTTACGAAATACACGTAACATGCAGGTAAAACGAAGTGCTCCCAATGTTCCGATGGTATACTGGTCTGTCGATGGCTGGGACGTAGAATTACTTTATCAGCGTACAGGACTAAACAGTGATGGTAATAAAGTGACCACTTATCATAACCGTCCAACCTGTGTAATGATAATGGACCCATACCTAAATTATCCTATTGGCTATGCTATTGGAACACATGAGACGACTTCACTTATTCGCGAGGCATTGCGCAATGCAGCTAACCATACACGGGAATTGTTTGGACAGCGGTATAAATCCTTACAGATACAGAGTGATCATTATGGTAAAGGAGTATTAATCCCTGTATATGAAGCTATGACAAAGCATTATACACCAGCAAGAGTACGCAATGCGAAAGCTAAACGTATTGAACCGTTTTTCAAAGAATGGAATAAAGAACTGCAACTCATGTATACTAACTGGTCAGGCTTTGGTGTGACAGCTCGCAAAGAAGGCCAGCCAAACAGTGAATATCTGGACAAAATAAAGCATTCATTTCCTGACTACGAGGGCGTCTGCAGGCAGATACAAAAAAGTATAGAATTGCAACGTATGCGCCTCTATGATAAGTATGTGTCCAGGTGGGCCGATATGGCAGACACAGATCATATCCCTTTGACAGACATGGAATACCTGAATCTATTTGGAGAGATCACAGGGTATACAAATAAGCTGCATCATGATGGTCTTACCATTACAATCAATAAACAGGAGTATGTATATGACAGCTTTGATCTGGCATTTAGAGAGCACAGACATATAGACTGGTGTGTGAAGTTTGATCAGCAAGACATGTCACAGGTGTTGGTTGTAAATGCAAAAAGTCAAAATGGAAGACTGATAGAAGAGATAGGTACCATCAAGTTTATGCTACAGAAGACCCATATACAACCAATGGCACTATACGATAGAAAGGAAGGAGATGCAGAGAAGCTGGCGCTTGTAAGCCAGTTCAATGACGATCTTGAAAATATCATTATCGATCGCAATATCAGAAATGACCGGATTGTCGGGCAGCTATTTGTGCAGAACCCCGCATTGGATGGCACCTTATCTAAACTGATTTTGACTGATAGCCTCGGGCAGCATAAAAATCAACGTAATACAAAGAAGTTTATTGAAGCTGCAGAGAAATTGAAGACCCGGCAATGGAGAGAGAAAATACCTGAGAATATCAATGTAAACAGAGAACGAGAAGAGTATATCAATGGAAAAATCAATTTAAACGACTTTATATGATGACAGACGAACTGAAAAATAAAATCATAACTGCTCTCGAAATCTATATCAGAGACAATAATCTCAACCAGGATGATATCGTTGTACATTCTGGTGTGAATGCACGCTATCTGATTGAAATGCGCAGAGGTAATTATAGCCTAAAAACCAAAGACAAGGAAGTTTTGATTGCTGACAAATATTTTAAAAGAATTGCAGATTTGATCAGTTATCAGACGGAGAAACAATATTGGCAAACCCAGGCAACTCCACAACTGAAAGAGATATTAGCTAATCTTCAGGAGGCTAAGGATCATGGAATTGTAACGGTATTGATTGGCGAAACAGGAAGCGGGAAAACGTTCTCACTTGAGCTTTTTAAGTCAAAATACAGGAGCGAAGTCTTTAGTATCAAAGTGGGTAGCTCTGATAATCTGGCAGATATCGTCGATAAGATGATGACCGAATTACGTCTTACATCAGAAAGAAAAACAAAGTCCGCCAAAGTCCGCCAGATCGCGAATTATATGAAGATGCTTTCGGAAAACGGCTTTGATCCGCTTTTTGCCTTTGATGAAAGTGAATATATGAAACAACCTGCCCTTTGTTCCTTTAAAGAGCTTGTAGATTACTTAAACAAATGGTGCTCACTCGTATTGCTTGGAACCTCCCAGCTGACCGAGAATATTGACAAGCTGAGAAAGAAGAACAAAGCAGGCATTCCACAGCTTTACAGACGCATAAAGTTCAGGATACGCCATCTTTCTCCTATAGATAAGAGATTCCGGATTTTCTTAAAAGAGATGGATAAAGAGACAGCAAAGTGGCTACAGGACAACTGTGACAACTATGGAGAGTTACATGACGTCATGGTCGCAGTATTGCGTGAAGCAGATAGAACGGGAAAACCAATGAACCTTGAATTTTTAAAAATAGTATTAGGGCAACAATAAGATGGCAAAAAGAGCATACAGTGTATCCGACCTCCTAAATAAAAAATACAAATTAATCCCCTTTGAAGGAGAGTGGCATGCCGCTTTTGCGCAGCCCGAATCTAATGGAGTCTGGTTTATCTGGGCCAACTCCGGAAATGGTAAAACCACCTTCGTTCTCAAACTATGTAAGGAACTTTGCAAGTATGAGAGAATTCTCTATAACTCTCTGGAAGAAGGAGCAGCAATGACCATGCGCAATGCCTTTCTAAATGCAGGCTTAGCATCTGTTAAAAGAAAATTGATCCTGGTACAAGAGACGATACAGGATTTAATGGAACGGTTAGATAAACTCAAAAGTCCTAATGTAGTCGTGTTAGATAGTTTTCAATATACAGGACTATCCTTTGAAAAGTACAGGGAATTAGTAAAGAGATACCCTAAAAAGCTGTTTATCATTATCAGTCAGGCAGATGGCAAGCAGCCAAGTGGTCGTACTGCAAAACGTGTAATGTACGATGCAGCACTCAAAGTCTGGGTTGAAGGATATCGTGCCTTTAGTAAAGGTCGTTACATCGGTCCATTGGGATACTACACCGTGTGGGATAGAGGAGCAAATGAATATCACGGAAATTAATGCCAGGAATTATGAAAATAAAGACCAAAATATCGCATTTAGAATTACTAAAACAACAAACCGCACAACAGCTTAAAGAAGTGTGCACATACCTGAATTGGACAGAAGAACAATACTGTGAGCATCAGCTGGCAGAATATGAAGCCTTTTTAGCCAGAATGTTTTACGGATGGCCGGAAAAAATGTTAAATGAAGTCCGTTTTTCTCCCATCATGTCCGGATTCTGGAAAAACGAATGGTTTCAGCGCAATCGCTCCGAATTTTTAGCATTAGCCAAAGAAGATCTTACATCCACTATGTCGGTCAATTCCGATGGAAAATTAGAGTGTTACGAACCAAATGAGTTTACTTACAAGCAAGTATATGATGAATATATCTGGATACATTCACATCGCAACCTCATTAATCAGGATTATTTCATGGCCGATTACAATCGTGTATTAAAACTAATCCGGCAACAAAACAAAAATAATTAACAACGTATAAATCATAAAATCTAAAATATCATGCTTACAATTGACATCACAAAACTATCTCCTGCGCAGCTTCTCGAATTATCTAAAGCCGCAGAGCAACTGACTGCACAAAAGAAACGTGAACGCGAACAAAACATTGCTGCGTACAAAGCTATGGTCGATGAGACTGTAGTAGCTTTAGCTCCCGATCTGGCCAGCTTTGGGACCTTACAGGGGCTGAAAGTAGAAAAGACTTTTAATGCATTCCAGCAGGCATTGGCCCTTAAAAAAGAATTGTATGACTACAAAGATAGTCAGGCCTCTCATACATTCACAAGTCGTGACGGGATGGCGAGTGTGACTATCGGTCATAATGAGATTATAGGATTTGACGGAACAGAGAATGCCGGCGTCATAAAGATCCGGGAATACATGACCACATTAGCTGATGAAGATCCAAAACGCAAAATCTTAGTGAGATTCCTGGAAACATTTATGAAACCCAATAAAAAGGGAGAGTTGAATCCCGCCCGCATAGTAGAACTTATTGGCTTGAAAGAAGAAGCTAATGATAATAGTTTCTCAGACGGAGTGGATATCATCGTCAATGCTCAGTTCAAAACACGCACTTCTACTTATGTAAAAGGATGGTTCAGGAGACAGGATGGAGAAGGAAAAGATATGAAATTAGAGTTCTCCATATCCACGAAGTAGTCTCTGACGTGGCAGGGTTGGATTACATATCACTGCAGGTCTAATCAATAATAAAGAAGTTTTTTTAAAATATGAGCGAACTGGAAAATACAACCTTTTTCTTCTCCGTAGCGGAGAAGAAAGCTTTCCTTGAAAAAGAAGGATACACTTTTGATCACCGATTAATTGAAAAGGAAGTAAACCTATATCAAAATGTATTTAAATCCATACAAACGACTGAACTGGTCGTGATAAAAGAAGGTGCTGAACAGGACATTCACAAAGCCTTCATACAAGCATTGAAAACAAAACTATTACGGTTATGAGAATAGGATTTAAAAACTACTGGAGTATAAAAGATGCATTAGTGCTTCCGATACTTGCACTCTCATTTAACAGATCCAGATTTGAAATTGTGTTTTTCGGTATTGGACTTGTTTTGTGGAAGCTTTGATGATGAGACATTATGCACAATTCTATGCTATTTGCAGGGCATTAGGCATGGATAAAGAAGAGGTAGTATACAGTTTCACGCAAGGCCGGACACAAAGCCTGTCTGCAATTACAGATGGCGAATGGAAAGAGTTGATGATGAAGATGCGACAATTGCAGCCTCCCAAAACTCCGGATCAGAAGTTACCGGGTGATCGTCAGCGAAAAAAACTAATTGCCTTAGCAGCAAAAATGAACTGGGGAACCGATATGCTCTCCATATTAGATGCCCTGAATTCCTTTTTACAAATAAACTATAATAAACAGTTGAACGGATTGAATACTTCAGAACTGAACAGAATAGTCGCCGTTTTTGAAAACAAATTACTGCCTGACTATTTAAGTAAAATATAGAAGGCAGACAACTGAGGGATATAAAGATCGGGGAGACTAATTATCAAAAACAGTAATAAACCCATTTATCAACGAAAATAATAATAAAATGCACCTAAATAAAATTAAAAAATTACCACAATATCATAAACTAATTGTGCCATACCCCCAATCAAGATTTGAATACGGGCATGTGTCTGTCACAGAAGGAAATAACGACAGGCCGGTATGTATGCTTCCGCTTTCAGAGGCTGACCACACTTATGCTTCACAAAGGACAATCAGGAATGCCGAAATGATAAGGCGTTTGCCTGATTTGCTCTCTGTAGTAGTGGATATACTTATTGCCGAAAATATAAACCAGGATCATTTAAAAGAGATTCAAACAAGGTTTAAAAAGATATTAAAATAAAGATGACAACATCTTTTCTACATCAGGTGATCAACAAAGAAAAGCAATATGGTGTTAAAACAAGAAATAAAATGGCTTGATGCATATATCAAAAAGTTAGTGAAGCAAAATGAGGACGTATGGATGCTACGTGCAATCCTTCAGCGATTAAAGCGGGAAGATAATAAAGAACCACCTAATGCCTATCATAATCAGGCGGTAGGATATTACAAACAATGGCTGATGACGCAGGGACTACCTCCCATAGTAAATTCCAGACAAGGGAAAGCAATGAAAGATATACTGTCACAACTTAAAACGGCCAGTAAAGATAAAACAGAGGAGTCCGCATACCATTCGTTTATAGCCATACTCACACACTGGAATCGCGTGGGTGAGTATCATATCAGGCGCAAGCAACTGGCACATATAAATGAAAATCTGCTGGATATTATAGACAAGATTAAAAATGGAACAACAAAACAAAGCATTAATATCATGGAAGCCCACCAGGTTCATGATGAACTTAGCAAAAAATACAGCACAGGCAATGGTGCAGATGGCTAAATATACGCCTCAAATGCTGGAAGACAGGTTTGATGCATACAGGCAGCTATTAGAAACGCTGGATACCATTGATCGCAGTCTGCGATATTTTTATGAGTATGAAGGAAAGGATAAAGCCCGGAATATTCTAAAATTAAAACGACTTTCTGCGCATTTTAATGAATTATTGAATCAATATACAGCACCTCAGACTTTGGCTGTCTTAGCCAGACAGAATAATGAAGCTGCGATTGACCACATTGTGATGATGATCATGTATATAAAAAGTTTTTATGGTAGATCGCTCCATCACAAAAGAAGCATCCTTCCAGGTAGCTCATATAATACTATCCGAATTTCCCTATCTGACTTTAGAAGAGATTTCCATTTGCTTTAATAATGGTATCAAAGGATATTATGGAGCAGATTATCAGCGTCTGGATGGACCCTCCCTTATTAAATGGATTCAACAGTACGCCAGCGAAAGACAGCTACGTATCGCCGAGAAACAATATGCCAGAGAAGTACAATATAAGTCCGGATCGGAGACAGGACGTACACAAAAGGGAGATTCACTACAATCCTTTTTGAAAAAAGCGACAGGCGCATCGATTATTTATAATGAAATTAAAGGTAAAAAGTAATATATTTGAATTACTAATCTTAAAGCAAATGAAAAATCTAACATTCTTATTATTATCTGGATTATTTTTGTTTTCCTCCTGCACAAAAGAAAAAATTGTAGAGGTGGAGAAAATTGTTGAGGTGGAGAAGGAAAAACCTGTATTGGATGCTATCGATAAGGTAGAAACTTATCTGTTAAGCTTTCCGGATAAATACGGATCAGGTTCTAACGCTCCCCAGATTATTCGGGCAGATCTTAAAAAAGTGGTGGGCACCAAGACTTATGACTATATCACGGTCTATGGTGGGCAGAGTCGTTTTGATAAACCTGCTCCTGAAAATTATGGAAATGACAGCGAAATCATTACTTTACTATGGCGTAATTCTACGCTTACAGATGTTCGTGTATATGAATACTCTAACAGTAAATATGAGAATAAGCCTAATTACAATATAACCGGTGAAAATCTTCGTCCGGTTGCAGATTTTGCCAAAAACACTTATATCGGTACTATTACAATTACAGACTTAAATAAAAAATAAGCAAAGAATAGTTTGTACTACGATACAGAAGTAAAAAATATATAAAAAAAGAGTCTAAAATTATTTAGGCTCTTTTTTTATGTTATATAATAATTCGTATATTTGTGTTAGTTGTTATAGATTTTATTTATGGCCAGACCAGAGACTCTCAGACTACATCAGGATATAAGACATGAATTTGAACGCATGAGCAAGATCAAAGCCCATGGTGTTCAAAAATTCACCTATGAGTATATCTTTAATGAGATTGCAATAAAATTTTACAAAAGTCCTAAAACAATCGAAAACATTGTTTTCAACCGTACATCGGTCTCAAAAATGACTACCTCCAAGCAGACAGTGCTGTTCTAAGGTAGATCAAACCGCTGTGTTTCCACCTCTTTAAAACCACCCTCTTCCCATTCTTTTTGAGCAGAATAGTCTATCAACGTACAACTGTATGTGATATTCCAAAGATTTTCGGGACCTTCAGTATCCACAGGAACAAAGGAAACCCTTCTCATAGAGGAATAATGTTCTCCCTGAGATCCATGGAGTATAATATTGATATTATCTATTAGATTGAGGAAATCAGCTGCATCAGTACTGACATTTGTATTTGGCAAAGTTTTGTAGAAAAGAAATACATCGACCAACAGCGTTACATTCTGGATCTTCAGCCCTATATCGGCTATATTGCTGCTTCTGAAGCCTAGAAAAATAGAAGGAGTAGGTACCGGTTGTTCAGGATTCTGATTGAATACCTGAAAATTCCAAAGATCAATCAAGCTGATATTCTCAATATGTTCACTGAGCTTATCCGACAGCTCTTTATATAATTCTACAAAGTTTTGCATTTTAGTATTGTTTTAAAGCGTTTTTAAAATTCTATTAATCACCTGTTCCTATATCCGGTATACATTGACCCCTATTATTTGAGGAGGCTTTGTATCAGGAGTATCTGCCATTACATCTCTAACCTCCAAAAGATCCAATACGTTTGCTCCCGCAAAAGCCATAGACAGATCTGCATACCAGACACTTTCTAAAATGGATTTTATAGCTCCATTTTTGACCCATAGACCTCAATCCCCTTTTCGGTATACTAACTATAATTTCAAATGATATGAAGCAAAGTTGCTTAAATGATAGCAACCTAAAAAAACAAGGATATTCATTAGTATGCTGCTGATACTAATTTAGTTAGCTGCTTATACTAAGCCGGTTCTGGTATTTTTTTTACTCCGTTTTAACACTTGTTTTGTATCATCAAACACGAAGACGTGAATGTAAACAACAAGTATGAAGATCACAGCGGAGGCGCATTCGGACCGGGGCTACATCCACATTACCGACGTAATCGGGACCTATTCAACGACAGGAAGTGCCGCTGTCATGTGTGCCGCTGTGAATTCTCTCACAATGATTTTTAATGTACATACCATGGATTTTTTGAATAAAATTTCCGGGTAGACATGAGGATCTGATTCTTGAAATAATGTATTAAAAAAGAGTAACCAGATATGCAGTTAACTAAAAATTTCACGCTTGCTGAATTTGCCTGTAAGGACGGTACTGCGGTACCTCCGCGATTCTACAGTAATGTAACCAGGCTCGCACAGAACCTTCAGAACCTGAGGGATTATATCGGTACAGCTGTTGTCATTACCGGCAGCGGATATCGTACCGCTATTCATAATAAAAAAGTAAAAGGAGCCTTACATTCTCAGCATCTTACAGCTTCTGCTGCAGATATCAATGTCAAAGGATACACACCCGATCAATTGGCTGTAATTATTGAAAAGCTGATTTCAAAAGGTGTAATGGCAGAGGGAGGAATCGGTATATATAAAACCTTTCTTCACTATGATATCCGTGGTGTGAAGGTTAGATGGTAATGAGGAGACAGAAATCTATGCCCCGTGTAAATGCGTTTTCAGCGGTAATACTACCCTTGTTGTTATGCACTGGTGTGCTGATTACGGGCTGCAAATCATCGCGTCAGGTACCTGTTACCACCAATATAATACAACAAGATACAGTCAGAGTGACCAGTACTATTCGTATCAGAGATACAATTTTGGTAACGAAGCCAGCTAAGGTCTCTCTGGATATCCAGGTCGAAGATCTGAAAGAAGGTTTTGTCCGGAAAAATAGCAACAGGAATGCAACCGTAAGTGCAAGGGTAACAAGCGGCCGACTCAATATGGATTGTATCTGTGATAGTCTGTCTATATATGCGCAGCTCAGAGATAAGATGATTCAGACCGATACGCAACGAAGATTAACGATTACCAATACAGTATCAAAAGAAATCAAATTCACCCCCTGGTACATTCGTGTATTAGCCTGGGTGGGCGGCATCAGTCTCATAATCATAATAAGCCGTATTCTATTAAAACGAATAAAATTAATAAAATGGAAGTTTTAACAACAAAAAAGGAAGCAAAGACAGAAAAACCATTTAAAACTGTCGATGCAGAGCGCTTAGAGAAGATCTCTTACGCTAATCTACATCAGGTAGTCACAAATACTACCCAGACGCTAAAAACACAAGAAGTATAATGGCACAAATGAACGGAATTAATATTGAGAGGCTGCAAGGCGGTCTCCAACGTATGGCAGAGGGTACAGATAACCATCTAGGTTATATTGTAAACGGTATTCCAGCCGGAGCGGTGGCTACAGCTGTAAATAATGGTGGCAAAGGAGTGGTATTGACCTCTACATTTGATGCAGAGGAACTCGGGATCAACGAAAATTTTGATACCAGTAATAATGTAGCAGTATACGATCAGATCTCAGAGTTTTTCAGACTTGCACCAGAGGCGACCCTATACCTGTTTAACAGTTCATTGGCAGCAGATCTGACTACTTTTATTAATCATAACCCCGAAATAAAGGGATATGCTATTGCTCAGACTCATAATAGTCAGACTCCAAATCAACTGAGCAATCTTGTCAATGCTCAGCAATTGATCGTAAACACATTGGCTGAAGAAAATCGATTCATTGATTTTGTACTCCTGGGTGTGGATGATCTAAATGATTTTTCACTGGATCTATACAGCCTCCAATGTCCACAGGTATCTGTAATCGTGGCTTGTGAGAAAGAAGATGGAAGGGTATCTCTGGGATCAGCATTAGGTATGATCGCTGTACGTAAGATTTCAGAAAATTTGGGATCTGTAGATATTGAGCTAAAACCTCGTACCAAACGCGGATCCTCAGATTATCCGCTAACGGATGAAACCTCAAACAGATGGATGGATGCCTATCTGACAGATGAAAAAACAATCGCCTCTCTGGATAAAGCCCAGTTAAATGCAATTGTAAACAAAGGATATATTATTGCCGTCGGTTATCAGGGATATGCAGGTTTCTTTTTTAACAATTCAGGTACAGCCATTGACCGCAATTCAGACTATGCGTATATCGAAAATAACCGTGTATGGAACAAAGCTGTACGCATTATTCGTGCAACGCTATTGCCTCGTATCAAATCAAAAGTCAAAAAAGATCCTGCAACAGGATTTATTGCAAGTACAACAGCAGCTTACTGGCAGACTTTATTAGAGAAAGCGCTGGATAGAATGATTGCAGATGACGATATCAGCGGACGTGAAGTAATTATTAATCCTAAACAGGTTGTCAATGACTCCTCTCCTGTAAAAGTTCAGGCACGCATTGTTGCTGACGGAGTAGTGCATGAGTTCACTGTAGCGGTAGGTTTAACAAATAGTATTTAAAAGAAATGGCAAGAGAAACTAGAATTATAAACAAGTTTGGGGTGATGACAGGATGGAATTCCATTACCGCCAACGTAATGGGCTGTGACCTGGAAGGCATATCAGCCCTGGCATATTCGGACTCCGAAACAAAAGAAAATGTATACGGATCAGGTAAATATCCGGTCGGAAGAAGCCGTGGTAACTACGAACCTACAGCTTCATTTACCCTTTACAAAGAAGAGGTGGATGCACTGAAAAAATCCTTATCTGCTGGTAAGCGATTACAGGATATCGCTCCTTTTGATATCAATGTAGAGTATGCACGGGAAGACGGCACAATCACACGGGACGTCATCCGCAATGCCGAATTTACAAATGATGGTGTCGAAGTCGCACAGGGAGATGGCACTATCGCCACAGCTTATACACTGATTGTTTCACACATTGACTGGAACGTATAATGGAGTTGGCAGGAAATTTAAAAAAAACAGGCAAAGAAGGCGCTTTCCAGGTCATACGACCTTATGGAGAAGAACAGATCGAAATACATGCTGCCCGTATGGGAGGCAGACGCAATCTGCGCGAAGTCACCATCACCACAGATGATGACTACCAGTTTGTGTATCTCATCAAGAAGCCAGGTCGCTCAGTGATTCAGGCTGTTGCCGAATACGAAGTGAAAAAGGACAGTACAGCGCAGCAAAAAGTAATGCTGGGATGTGTGTTGGAAGGTGATCGTGATGCATATGAACATGATGGTGCAGTCTATTCACAACTGCTGACCAGGATAGGAGATCTGTTGACTACAGCCAAAGCAGAGATAAAAAAGCTGTAGACCGGTACAGGTTGGACCCGGAAGATGTAACCGGTCGACAGATAGAAAAGATCGATGCCGTGATACAGGTAGGTATGGGCATCGATCCTGATACCCTCAGTGAGGAGGATTGGGCAAAGCATTATCAGCAGTGGGTATATGTACAAGAGGTAACCGCAAAAAATAACGAAGCCGTGCTCAGAAAGGTGCTGGCAGAATTGCTCACAGAGGTTTTTAAAACACTAGGTAAACGAAAGTAAACAGATGGCATCAATTGATTTAAAATGGATTCTTGAATTAGGCGACAAAGTGAATGCCCCCATCAAAAACATGATTAAGGGCTTTGATAGTGTCTCTAATTCAGTAGATAAGTTGTCACAATCTGTCAAGTTTACGGCGTCGGAGGCAAGAGAAGCACTTGAAAATACGAAGACTCATTTTAGAGATCTAAAAGACAAGATCAAAGAAAACGAAGAAGAACTCAAGGGACTCGAAAAAGCATATAAAAACGCTTTACCCGGGAAAGATAAAGCTGAGGCATTAGAAGCCTGGGAAGCGCAGAAAGCAAAAGTAAAAAATTTACGAACGGAGCTAAAGGATACCAAAGATGATCTGAATACGATCAATGGCCGTCTGGATGAGATCAAAAATAATGCAGACCAATGGACTGCAGTAGCAGAGGGGATCAATCAGACGATGAAGTTTGTGACCAATGGATTAGATTTTTCTGTTGAAATACGCAACCTCACGGTAGAAGTACAGCGTATGACCAATCTGTCAGGCAAATCTCTGGATGATTTTGTGGCCAAAAGCCGCGAGATCGGAAAAGTATATGGCGAAGATGCGACAAAGGTTGCCAAGACCGCAAATGCCATGACCAAGCAGATGGGCGGAAGTTATGAAGAAAACTTAAAGCTCATAGAAGAAGGGTACAAGCGAGGTGCGAATATCAACGGTAATTATTTGGATCAGCTCAATGAGTACGGACCGCAATTCAAGAAGTTTGGAATCGATGGAGCAACTGCAATAGCTCTGATCGCTAAGGCCGGAAAAGACGGCATCTATGATGATAAAGCACTATCCTCTTTGAGTGTAGCAGGCAATTCCATTACAGAAATGGGTACTGCCCAGATGGAGGCGCTTGCCGGCATAGGAATCACACAAAAAGATCTGGCTGGCAAAACAACCATCGAAGCCCTGCAGATTATATCCAAGGGTATGGAGGGAATGAATGCAGGTGCGAAGCAGCTCTTGGTTGCTGACATCTTTAAAGATGTGGGACAAGATGCAGGATTTTCTTTTGTAGAAGGTCTTGCCAACGGTATACCAAAGATGGAAGATTTTCCTGCTGTGGAGCAGGCCGGATCTGGATTTATATCCTTCTGGACCAATGTATCCACTAAAGCAGGTCAGATGCTTGGAGATATAGGTATCTATGCTCAGCAAATGACTTCCGTTTTTTGATCTGCTCTCCGGAGGCATTACCACCTTCAAAGCCTTGTCTGAAGTGACATGGCTACAGACAGCAGCCCAGAATGCATTGAATTTTGCCATGTCCGCCAATCCGATCGGATTGATTATAGTAGCTATTGCTTTGATGATTGGCCTTGTATATGCTGCGATTGAAAATTTTGATACCTGGGGATCTACAATACTGATGTTTCTGGGACCTATAGGCTATATGGTCAGTGCAATTGTACTGCTAAAAAGAAATTGGGAAAGTGTAGTAAAAGCATTCGAGTCAGAAGGTTTCTTTGGGGCTATCAGGAGAATCAATATAGTATTGATGGATGCTTTATTACATCCTATTGAAAAGATACTGGGTGTAATGGCTAATATACCAGGATTGGGATGGGCTAAGGATGCTTTACAGAGTGTAAAAGATTTTCGGGACAAAAATGATCTCAGAACAAAAGATGAAAAAAAATCTGAGGCTAAACCTGAGTCAGAGAAAGAATCGGACAAGGCAGCGGGATCTCCGGCAGATGTTAATAGTTTAATAAAACCAGTAGATCCACAGAAATTTCCAGATGCCGGTTTGATCAAGACAAAACCAAAAGGAGAGGAGCAACCATTGAATGTGGGATCAGGGTCTAATGGGATAAAGTCTATCAGTATGACGCTCAATATTGTAAACAATTTTGCTGTGTCCAGAGACACAAATATCAGAGATGTAGCGGATAAAGTAGTCGGATTAGTAAATGATCGTCTACGGGATGCAGTGATTAATATGGGAGGATAATAATGGCAGATATAAGATACAATGTTTCAGAACTTTTTCAGCTCGCTTTTGGAGTGCAGTACCCATTCTTTCTGACAGAACCAATTGCACAGGACCAGGCATCGGCTATATCCTTTTCAGGGATAAAGACATTAGCAAATGATGGATTTAGCTGGATGAATACGCCCATTATGTTCAATGCCACCTTTGTAGCCGGATCATACAAATTATACAAGATGAATGGTGAGATAGCGACCAAATCCTTAGAATCCCTCACACTCCCGGCAGCGACCATGTTCACATTTCGTCGTGCAAAGAATATTACACGTACTAATGTGCTTGGCAGTAATGGTACCGTAAAAGAGATCTATGGATTTGATGACTGGGTGATAGATGTAAAAGGAGTCTGTGTAGATGAGCGGGGCAATTCTGCTCAGGACCAGTTCGCCAGAATGCTGGAATGGGAAAATCTTGCGGATTCGATTGAAATCTCAGGAACGCAGTTTAAAGCTCGCGGGCTTAGCAGAGTTGTGATGTCCGAATGGTCCGAAAATATCCCTCAGGGAAAACCCGGAGTAGTAGCTTTTTCAACAACATTATACGGAGATGAACCTATGGAATTTGGGTTGCCTTCAGCGAAGGAGATCAGGCTATGACATTGACCATGTGCTGTAAGATAGTCTTTCACAAGACAGAAAGACGTAGCGAGATAACCATGTACAAAGTTTCAAAAATTGAGTTTGAAAGCTCCTTTAAGGAACTGACGGATAAAGGTTCTTTGGTATTACCCCGAAACATCAAGGATTTTGATAAATACAATGTCCGTGATATGTTTCGTCCGGGAGATGCTTTGACCATTTCATTCGGATACGATGGTTATCCGATAGAAGAATTTACAGGTTACATCAGGAGGGTGTCAGCAGATATTCCAATCACACTGGAGTTCGAAAATGAAATGTCTAAGGTGAAACTGTTGCCGGTAAACTATTCTGCAAAGAATGCTACGCTAGAAGACCTGCTGAAGGCCATTGCGCCCACGTATGAGATCGATGCTCAGGAAGGTGTGCAGCTTGGAGCCGTCCGTTACCCACGGATGCAGGCTGGACAGGTATTTGAAAAATTGAAATCCGAGTGGGGACTGTATACCTATATGCGCGGGAAGAAATTGACTTCAGGCAAATACCTGAGTGCGAATACAGATAAGGAAACATTTGTATTTCATCTGGAACGTAACTGTGTGTCTACATCTCTGAAGTATAAACTAAAAGAAGATGTAAAGATCAAGATCAAATGTGAATCGACACTGCGAAACGGAGAAAAGATTGAAATCAACAATATCGGGGATGAGGACGGAAATGAGCGTAAGCTTACTTTCTATGGCATCACAGACAAAGCGGAATTGGAGAGACAGGGAAGGATGGAATACAAAAAATATAAGGTAGATCGCTTTGACGGATCATTCGTTGCTTTTGGATTGCCATCGGTACAGCACGGACAGAAGGTGACAGTTGTATCAGATCTCTACAAGGATCGGGCAGGTACATATTATATAGAAAAAGTAGTCAAAACATTTGATGGCGGAGGCATACGTCAGCAGATCACACTCGGAGATAAAGTAAGCACATGAGCGGAGAACTAAGCAAATTCGGACAGATGATCGGACAGATGATCAGTGAGCGTGCAGAGATTCAGACAGCATGGGTGACAGTCAAGTCCGTAGATTGGGAAGACAAGACCATGATCGCTACCGGACTGATCGATGACCTGGACTATTTTGATGTCCTGCTGGGCCTGCAGGCACAATACAAAAAACCTAAAACAGGAACAAGAGCCATAATAGGAATTATTGGCAATCAGCCTGGTAATAGCTTTCTGATTGATGCAGAGGAACTGGAGGAAGTACAGTACAATATTGCTGAATCAGTGCTGCACATCAAAGAGGAAGGATTGATCATCAAACAGGGAAATGAAAGTCTGAAAACAGTCCTGAACGATATGATCGATGAGCTGAACAAGATAATAGTCATCAATGGGAGAAGTATAAATGTTCCGGCGATGTTGGTAATTAAACAAAGGTTAAACAAAGTATTGATCGGATAGTATGGCAGCAATAACAGAAGCACAGTTAGCCGCATTTATACAAGATGCATTTGATATGTATTCGGATGTAGAGGTAGATCCCAGAGAAGCAAGAAGAGAGCAGGCAAAGAAGATAGCAGCAGCTGTTGCACAATTTGTAATCGGGCGTACGACGATAGTCACAGGTACGACCGCTACAGGCGTAGCAGTAACAGGTACAGGAGTAATAAAGATATAACATGGCAGGCAAAGGTATTTTATTGACAGCTGAAAATAATCTGCTGATCATCTCACGAAGGCTGGTCGTCGGTGATTCCAGGATGCAGGAGGTAGCACTGATCCTGCAGATGAACCAGGGCGAACAAAAGTTCGAACCGGTACTCGGAGCCAACCTGATACAGTACAGTAAGACAAAGGTTAAGAATTTTGATATAGAAAGCCGGGTGAAGATACATCTGGCACTCGATGACAAACAATATGATCAGATCAAACAGCAAATAAAAGATAATGTATGATGAATGAATTGTATCTGGTACTGGCAGGTGCGGCGGGAGTGTTTATGACGAAATTGGCAGACTGGGTATTTTCACGCAAAAGTACGGCAGAGGATGTCAGGTCCAAAGAGATAGACAATGAAGTCAAGTTCGCGGACTATTATAAAACGTTACTGGACGATCTGTCAAAACGCTATGAAGCAAAATTTAATGAGGTAGTCGCGCTGTTTGCCAGTAAAGAACGAATCCTCAAGGACGAGATCTCGCTCCTGACCAGAAAAAACAAAATGCTGCAAACAGAAAATGCAGAACTACACAAACGGGTATTTGAACTGGAGGCAAAAAAATGAAGAGCATAAAAGTAATCGCGCATCAGTCCCTCTTTGACATTGCACTGGAAAAATATGGCTCAGTAAGAGCTGCATTTGCCATTGCCTATACAAATGGATTGGAAATCGCGCAGCCACTTACTCCGGGACAGGAGCTTGTGCTCCCTGAATCGGTCTTTACCATTCCGGATATCGTGAGATATTTTGAAGGTAAACAACACAAGATTGCAACGTCCAATGTAACAGATAAAATGGTTTCACCACAGCTCGAGGGTATAGACTACTGGGCAATACAGGTAGATTTTCAGATACAATAACTATGGCAAGAACAATACAGGAAATAAAAACAGTCGCTACACAGCGGTTTATGGCCAGTGAAATACTGGCAGCAATGTATGGATTTACCCAGGGCGAATCCTTTGAGCGCGAATTCAGTAAAGTGAGTCTGGAAAATTTCATTTTTGACATTGTCGCTTTTTCAATCTGGACCGTAGAAATCCTCATGGATACTCACAAAAAGGAAGTCAGTGATACACTGATTCAGATGCTCCCGCATACTGCAAGATGGTATCGTAATAAAGCACTTGCTTTCCGGTACGGGTATGAACTGATCCCCGATAGCGACAAATACGACAATACCGGATTGAGTCAGGATCAGATCGAAACATCAGAGATCATAAAATATGCGGCTGTAGAGGAACCTGAGGATGACACCAGACTGATCGTAAAGATCGCAACAGAAGTGGCCGGTGAACTTAATCCCATTAGCAAAATCGAACAAGAGGCCTTTACAGCATATATCAATGAAGTAAAAGATGCCGGTGTACGGACCACGGTTATCAACTATCAGCCGGATATCCTGAGGCTATCCTTACGAATAGTCAGAGATCCCCTCGTGTTGGATGCGGATGGCACGCACCGGGTCAATGGAGGTAAACCGGTAGAACAGGCTATTCGCGGGTTCTTGAGAGCGCTGCCATTCAATGGCGAGCTGAGACTTCAGGAGCTGGCAAACAAACTGGAAACAGCGGATGGCGTAGCCATTGTACAGATCGATTCGGCAATGTCTAAATGGATCGATCCCGCAGTTAATGGGTATGGGGATTTCAGGACAATCGATATTCGTACGATCCCGTTGTCCGGATATTTCAAAATCGAAAATTACGAGGGTATAGAATATGTGGTATAAGGTAGATTTTAAGAGGATCGTTGTCTTGTTTTTGCCGGTAGCTATCCGGACAACGGATATTATTGCGCTGATCCAGTCTCTGATAGCCCCGCTGGTCGACCTGTATGATCAGTGGGTAGGATACAGAGCTGCCAATCTGTACAGACTGGCACACAACGGACAGGTCTGTCACCTGCGCAAGGTACTCAATGATACCTTCGACAGCAGTGACAGACGTATACAAATAATGGACGGAAACAAATTCAACAGAGAATATATCTATACACCTCCGGAGAAAGATATCAAATATTTAGGAACTCTGTACCTGAGACCATCTGGTGACTATGCAGATACAGGTGTAGACTTTATAGTTCTTGTTCCGAATGGATTACAATTTAATATAGATGACATGAAAGCTATGGTAAATTATTATCGCCTGGCTGCTAAAAGATACGATATCAGATATGAATAAGGCAAATTTTAACCAAACCGGAGGATTTCCGTTAGAGACGGACACGCTGGATTTTATGCAGAATGCCTACGGTGTATTTAACGCCGTTAGTGACCTGTCAGGGCATCTGACCATTCTAAAAGGCTGTCACACAAACGGGGCACAGGTCAGTGATGGTGTAGTCTCTATTAATGGAGAGGTATTGGAATTCAAGGGAGGTTCTCTTGGTCCCAATGTAATGATCACAGAAGAGATCACAAACAAGATTTTTGAAGATGGGGTCAGCAAACCTGTGTTTACGCGCAGATATGTCACGTTTGGTACTGTTGCAGGTTCTTTTGCCTGGGCAGACTTCAAGAGGCCGTCCAGTAATATACAACTCACAGATGAGCTGGCAGGCAGAGCCACACAGCAGGCACTGGAAGCCCTTACTCTCCGTCTAGCCAAACTGGAGAAAGTAAATACAGTATTTACTGCGGGTGGAGGGATGGTATTATGGAATAAACCTTACAATGAAATTCCGGAGGGTTGGCAAGAGGTAACTGAATGGAGGAGACGTTTACCTATGGGCTATGATCCTGATACGCCGGAGTACGGATATGCTAAAAGAGGTGGAGATGACAAAGCTACTCTTAACATATCTCACATCCCTCCTCATAGCCACAGTACCACATTTACACAAGGTAAGGCGGGTGGTTCTAATCGAAGGTATTTAATGGCTGCTCCTAATGATCCCGAGGGCACATACACTTATCAGTCTGGCAATGCAGGCGGGATCGGAGGGAATGTTCAGTCTTTCAGTATTCTGAATCCATACCGTATTGTAGTATTTATTGAATATATAGGAGGATAAAGATATGGCAAAGGTAGCATTAAGCACCATTAAAAACTGGTTTAAAACATCTTTAAAACCCACCCAGCAACAATTCTGGGACACCTGGGATTCTTTCTTCCACAAAGATGATAAGATTCCTGTCGGGTCAGTAGAGGGGCTTAATGCCCTGATCGCTGCAAAAGCGGATAAGCAAGTGCTGGATATCCATATCAGTGATCCGGATGCGCACGGCATTTCCGAAAAAGTGGATAAGGAAAACGGGAAAGGGCTCTCACAGGAAAACTTTACAACTGCACTCAGGACAAAGCTGGAAGGACTCAATAATTTTGATCCGACAGATTTGCTCAATAAGCTGGAACCAGAGATTGTGGAGATCAGCGGACAGGATGTCTATTATATGGAATGGACAGAACAACGCGCAGATAGATTTGGATCTTACCCTACACTATTAGTGAAACAGTATAATGGACTATCCTGGTCTCTACAGCCCGTGACTATAGATGATGTGCGGGATGGAGATGGTGATCTGGAAGGATTCAGCATACCTCTGGGAAATATCCAATCTAAAATCATTATCAAACTCTAAGTAAATGGAGTAGCGTACCGATAGAATAGCGTACAGCGTACACAGATTACATTATTATCAGTTAATAGCATGAAAAAATTAATACTTACACTCATAACGACCGTATGTGTGATGGGCGTATTTGCTCAGCAGACTCCACCAAGCAGACCACGTTCGGGATCATCCTTCACACAGATAGATGACTACCTGTCTGTAATCAAGAGACTGGGTATTCCTACTGCAGACAGCGATGTCCTGGACGGACTGACCAGCGGTCCGAATACCGCTAAGATCGTCTACAATACCACACTGAATAAACTCCGTGTGTACAACCCCGTCACAGCTCAATGGCGCGATGCCATCGAAGCCGATCTGACGAACTATTATACTAAGAGTCAGGTAGACTCTTTATTATCTGGCATTGATATCTCTAAGTATGTTAAAGTTGATGATGTAACTACTGGTTATGGTATTCATTTGAACAGTGAAAATGGAGGTGTGCAACTATCACAATTTGGAATGCAACTGTCTTACAGTGGTACTGATGATATTAATGGTATTATATCATTAGCTCCCGGATATATTTATACTTCTGACAGTAATGAATTTGGTAGTAGTACCTTTAAGGTTTTTCCAGGTGGTGTTCAAGGATATATTTCAGGTAGCGTTCATGGTTCTTCTTATATGTTAGGCGATAAAGGATTCAATTTCTCTGAAATTAATACAACTGAAAATTATTATAGAAATTTTGGCTTGAAATTCAACGAAATCGGTAGTACTAATTACAATATTTTCATTCCAAGAAATGATAAAGGTGTATCTGTTGAGCCTGAAAAAAGAACACTTCCTCTATCAGTAAACGGACTATACGCCGATAAATCCGGAAATATTACTATTCCTCCATCTTCAGGTAACTTCATTAAGATAGATACTACAACAGAAGGTAACTTTATAAAGTTAGAATCTGGCGGCGGAGATGTAAATATCGATGCGTATGGAACGAATGGAAGTGCTATTGATTCGTATGGAACTTCAAGAAGTTATAACATTGGCTACAGTGGATTAGGTACAGTTACACAAACTATGAGTACAGGAGAGTTGGAACTTTTCGAAGCTACCCCATTGTATATTAGGGGTAAGTCAAGATATAATAATGATTCCGAATTGAACGAATATAGATTTGGATTCAACGGGTTTTATATGATAGGGCTAAACAGTAAGTTTGTTTTTGATATATATTCTAGTGACTTGACTTTAAAGTCTCCTCAGACTCCAGTACCTGTTGCAGCAGTAATGCCGCTGTCAGTTAACGGCGTTCAGGCTGATTTTTTTGGAAATATCACGCTTCCGGAATATGCATCTAAGCAGGACATAGCCGATCTTACTAATCTTATTTTTTCATCCTCAATGATTTTTGAAATTCAAAGACCAGGAGATCTTAATACGATCAGCTGGTCAACAACTGACAGTGTGTTATACAACGGTGAGCAGTTTTATTATCGTGACTACCTCGAAACCATGCCTCAGATAGCATCATATCTTAGCGGAGAATCTTATACTAATAGGAATATTAACAATTTTGGTCAGCACACATCGTCAGCAAAGCTGTCAACATATAAGATATATCACGATCGGTCTATTGATAGTAAGGTAAACTATGGCTTAATATACAATGGAGTATTCTACAGCATAGAAGATATATTCGGCGTTACTGGTGTTGTCAAAGGTTCTGACAAATTCTATGACATTCATTGCCGTGTGTACGGGAATATCAGTATATCAGGTGGGTACTGGAACTTAAACATTGAGAGAGCAAACGGCACTACCTTTATTTTGAGTATAGACAATTTTAGCAAACTAAAATTTGTCGCGGGAACAACTGATCCGGCTAAAAAATCAATGCCAGGAAATAATTTTTTAATAAGCGGGACAAAGCTATTGCCAGTGACTGGCGCAAACTATTTGTACTTCAAAAATCAAGGAAATTTTAATTAAAAATGATAATCAACTTTTTAGCAGGGCTATTAGGGATTATTCTCTACACACTGATCAAAGCCCGACCATATGTATTTAGTAAAGAAATCCGGACGGACTGGGGCAAATTATTAATGGAAAATGTTCCTGCCTGGCTATGGGCAGTCGTGGTGCTGTTTGTGGTATCTGTTGTCTTACATTTCGCTCCGGAGAGCAATGTTATAATAGGACAATTATTCGGAGGTATGGATCTTACTAACAGTTTTACCGGATTTTTGGGATTAGGTATGTTGCTCAGCTTTGGAAGTAAAGAAGCAGCCAAATAAATATAGTAGAAATGCACAAGAAGACTTTGTCTCTCTATTCACAATAAATATGATAATCTTTTTTTGTGATAATATAAGAGGAAATGGAAAATTCAAGCCCGAATAAAACCGGACTTGACAACGGAAATAATTACAGTTAAATCATGAAAAAGAAAATATCTAAAGCTATTGCAGAGACCGACAACGGATCAGCATCTACGCAAGCTATACCACAAAGCCGCCCAAGGTCTGGATCATCCTTTACTCAGGTAGATGACTTTCTTTCCGTAATCAGGGGCTTAGGAATACCGACAGCGGATGGCGATGTTTTGGAAGGGCAGACAGACAGTTCCAATGCCGCTAAGATCGTATATAATACTACACTTCACAAGTTGCGGGTATATAATCCTGCGAATAATCAATGGCGTGATGCTGTGGAAGCGGATCTGTCGGACTATTATACCAAAGAGCAGCTGGACAACATGCTCACAGCAGCAAAGAACAGATCAAATCATACCGGTAAACAAGCAATAAGCACTATTGAGGATCTGCAAACCTTTTTAGACAGCAAAATTCCGCTATCACAAAAAGCTGTATCAAACGGTGTAGCAACTTTGGACGTAAATGCTAAGCTTCCAATGTCTCAGGTGCCGGAGGCATTAATAGGTTCCGTAAACTATAAAGGAAATTGGAATCCAGCCTCTAATACACCTGCACTATCTGCTATACCAGAATCAGACACTAAAGGTCACTATTATATATCAAGTGTCACCGGAACTTTTAACGGAATAGAGTATAATAATGGAGATTGGATAATTTCCAACGGATCTGTGTGGGGTAAAGTCGATAATACAAATAAAGTTGTTTCCATAAACGGAAAGCAGGGAGCAGTTATCCTGGATGCTTCGGATGTAGGAGCCACACCCAAGGATAGCGAAACCTTACAGTCCGTGGTGGAGAGAGGAGCTACCACGACACGTGACATTACACTTAAAAACCCCTATAATAATAACAGGATGTATATGGGCCTGTTCGGAGGTGGTGCGCATATCTTCTCAGGTGAGAATACAGATTTAAGATTAGGAAGCAATGATCTGGAACGTGTAAAGATAAAAGCAAATGGATTTGTAGGAATTGGAACAGATCCGGTCTATCCCTTAGATGTAAATGGTGTAATAGCAGCTACGGGCGGAAATTCAACAGAATGGAACGCTAAAGCAAAAGCTGACGGATCTAATGCAACAGGAGTATGGGGGCTACAATCAAAGGGATTATCAAATGTAATAAATCCTGAAAGAGATTATAATTGGATAGGTGCTGATGTTGAGAATAATATTACTAAGTTATTAGCTTATCATAGCAATGGTTATGGATATTATGCAACCCCAACAGCAGTAAAAGAGTTTTTGGGTATTCCTCAGGGAGGTGAAACATTCGCGTCAGTCGCTGCGAGAGGAAACTCTTACCGGGGGCCAATAACAATAGGCTATCAGGGAGTAAACTCAAACACAACCAAGCTTAATATACAGAATTCTCTTGGAAAAACATGGTCGCTGTCATCCGGAACAAATAATTATGATGAAAACAGTTTTGGAATATATAATAATCCGGACGGGGATGCCACTAATCTGAAATTAGCAATTACGGCCAGTGGGAATGTTGGTATTGGCGAGGCGAGTCCACAACATAAGTTGGAGGTAAACGGTACTGTTAGATCAAAAAACTATTCATGGCATGTTAGCACGACAACACCAGTAGGAGTTGTTACTAACGAATCATCCATCAGAAATCTTCCCGATGGCGCTGATTTTGGCTATGGAATATCGACTAATGTTGTGGGCGGATTAGATATCATGGCTAATCAGGAAGGTCAACCCATTAGATTTTGGTCTGGAGGAAAAAATTCTGAACCCCTTAAAACGGCTGAAATGAGGGGGAGGTTAACTACTTTTTTTGGCAACACTACCGCAGAAAATATTGCTGTTAACTCCACAGGAGAAAAATGGCTTTCATACTATACAAATAATACGCCTCGGTTTCTTGTAGGTACAGATGGAGGCGTCAATGGTGATAGTGACTTTAGAATATATGCCTATAAAGATGATGGTTCATACAATGGTAACCCATTACGAATAAGCAGAGCAAACGGTGAAATGTGGATGGGCAACTCCGTTAACGTTAATGGTATCATAAATACTGGTAGTGGCAATTCTAATCAATGGAATGATATTTATAATAATGGATTTCGAAAATATGGAGCTGCAGGAGGTGATGTAGCTAACCTAATCGGTTCCGGAGGTAAGCTCTTTGATGCTACCGGAGTTCCAAGTGGTTACAATTACGGAACCTTTTTAAACTTCGGTCTAGATGATTATAAAACAATGTTTGCAGGCGGACAAAATGCAAATGGAGATCTTTATACCAGAACTGACGGATATGGAGGGATTGGCAACTGGCACAAGATATACACAAGCAAAGATTTTTCTGTAAATGATATTAGTAACTGGAACCAGGCCTACAATAGCAGAGTAGATATAACTTCCAATCAGACTATTACCGGACTTAAAACTTTTTTCTCAGGAATCAAGACTAAAGACCCTTCTACAGCCACTTTAGCAAGTATTGTTGCTGAAAACTCCTCAGGTACGGGATATACTACAATGGCATCATCTGGAATATCATTTCGCAGAGGAAATAATTATTTTTACATATCTCCAAGTACGAATGGTAGTGATCTACTTATAAACACACCTACTGGAACAACAAGTCAGAGTGTGCGTAGAGTAACTATACATAGTGGAGCTATAGACACAACAGATCGTACAGTTAAGATTTCAGGCAGAGCTTATTATGATGGTGACTATTCTGGAATTTTGCAATCATCGGATTTGGTTCCTAAAAAATATGTGGATGACAAAATGCAGGTGCTCACATTAAGAGCAAATATATCCGCAGGTTCTGCCTTTATTGATGGCGGGATTGTCGAATCTGGATTTCGGTACATGGTACAGGGAGCATGTTTATACGAAGTATCCGGAGTTGCTCCGGAGGCTACTTATGCTCCTGAATATTTATCACTTAATAATCTAGCTGTGCAAGTTCCTTCATTGACCGGGGGAAATATTAGTATTCGTTATGAAACCACAAGCGCAGATAACGGTAAGGTAATCGAGGTAACAATTCTTAAGATCAAACAATAATACCAACTAGTTTTATTTCATAGCGTATTGAGGATGATTGATATTCCTTTTTGATAATTCTGTATTATTCTCCTGAGTGTAATCTGCTATTTCAGCTTGGGAAGTAAAGAAGCAGTCAAATATATAGATGAAATGCAGAAGAAGACTTTTTCTCTCTGTAAACAATAATAAGATGTCTTCTTTTGGTGATAAATCAGAGGAAATGGATAATTCGAGTCCGAATAAAGCCGGACTTGACAACGCAAATAATTACGGCTAAATAATGAAAAAGAAAATATCTAAAACTATTGCAGTGACAGACAACGCATCAAGCGTTTCGCAGACTATCCCACCAAGTCGCCCAAGATCTGCTGCGTCTTTTACACAGGTAGATGACTTCCTTTCTGTAATCAGAGGCTTAGGCATACCGACAGCGGATAGTGATATTTTGGAAGGGCAGACAGACAGTTCTAATGCTGTTAAGATCGTTTACAATACTACACTTCACAAATTGCGGGTATATAATCCTGCGAATGAGCAATGGCGTGATGCAGTGGAAGTGGATCTGTCGGATTATTACACCCGGGCTCAAACTGATGCTATTGTTGAAGCAGTGAAAGACTATGCTAGCAATAGGGACAATCATACCGGTTTACAGCCTGCCAGTTCGATATCCGGCTTAGAGGAAACATTAGAGGAGAAAGAATCTATAACAAATAGAAAGACGGATCTGACAAACCCTGATAATAATACCTACCCGACAACTCAGGCTGTATCTGCAGCTATACAGCATATTTCCCTTACTCCCGGTCCTAAAGGTGACAAGGGAGATAAAGGTGATACTGGTACTCAGGGTCCGGTCGGACCCAAAGGCGATACAGGACCACAAGGTATACAAGGTATTCAGGGCGTGCAAGGCCCTAAAGGAGAAAAAGGCGAAACCGGTTTGCGGGGCATTCAGGGAGAACAAGGTATTCAGGGAGTGATGGGTGATCCTGGTCCTAAAGGAGATAAAGGTGATCCTGGTTTACAAGGGATGCAGGGATTAAAAGGTGACAAAGGTGACAAAGGTGACAAAGGGAATGATGGCACCAGCGTAACTATATTAGGATCACTTCCAAACGAAAGTTCGCTACCACCTGACGGCAACCGGGGTGATGCCTACTTAATTGAGGGATTTCTATACGTATGGAACGGTTCAGCGTGGGAGGATGTCGGGAATATCAAGGGGCCAAAAGGTGATAAAGGAGACCAGGGTATACAAGGAGTACAAGGTACACAAGGTGTCAAGGGAGATGCCGGAGAACGTGGCCCAATAGGTATGACCGGTTCACAGGGTATTCAAGGCCCTCAGGGCGCCAAAGGTGAAAAAGGCGACAAAGGTGATCAGGGCGCACAAGGGGTGCAAGGTCCTGCAGGAGATCCGGCTAGTAATATTGTTAGATCCGTAAACAGTAAGATTGGTGATGTCAGTCTGTCCACAGAGGATATTGTTGGACTGAATGACAATCTGACTTCGAAAGCAAATAAAGATGGAAGTAATACGAGTGGTACTTGGCCGATAACGTCATCTAACTCTAACGCTTGGGGAACTTATAGAATACAATGGGATGGTGCTAATAATAATCCAAGTGATATTATAGCTTGGGACTCGCAGCGCAGTATATGGAGTCCTATAAATAAGAATCAGTTAAAGACTTTATTAGACATCCCTTCGAGCGGTGAAACATTAGCTTCAGTCGCATCCCGAGGAAACTCTTATTGGGGACCGATAACAATAGGTTTCAGTGGGGTAAATTCAAACTCGACTAAATTAGACATTCAAAATTTAGCTGGCAGGACATGGTCTTTATCTTCAGGAACTAACAACATAAATGAGAACCACTTCGGGATCTATAGTAATTCTGGAGGTGCTTCTTCTGATTTAATGTTTACGATAACCCCTGCAGGAAATGTGGGGATTGGAGTACTTTCACCTATATTTAAAATAGATGTAGAGGGAAATGCACGAGTTAAAGATGCCTTAACCATTGACGGGACTTCTAATCAGTATAAAGAGCTACAGTACCGTAATAACGGATTACTAAGATGGGATTTATTCACTAGCCCAACAAGTGAGGCGGGGGGGAATGCCGGAAGTGACTTCGCCATTACGAGATATGCCGACGATGGTAGTTACCTGGGCCAACCTTTAGGTATAAGTAGAGCAACCGGGATCGCTTCATTCGGCGGACAGATTAATTCATTAGGTGGTAATTCAGCCCAGTGGAATGAGGCGTACTCTTGGGGGAACCACAAAGACTCATACCCAAGAAGAGGTTTAGGAGAACCGAGTCATAACAGTATCAGAGTTAACGACACCAGAGACTGGAATCCTATAGCCTCTACTAATCTTTTGAGCGGAACATGGTTCGATTTTAAAAATTCATCTGTTATAGGTTTAGCCGGACAACCGGGCGTAGGTCCTTGGGCAGGAGTTATTACTATGGTTCCATACGATGATGACAGTGGTAACAATGGGTCAGCTTTCAGATTCGCACAGTCAAGTCTAGGGGGAAGTAGTTCCTCTTTTTTCGGTCAGTCATACGAGACAGGCGGCTGGAAACCTTGGGTTAGGTTTTGGACTTCGGGAGATTTTAATCAATCTAATGTTGATGCATGGAATAACAACAGGGTTGACTTAACTACTATCAATCAAGCTATTCCGGTAAGGAAGATATTCTCCTATACTGGAGGCAATGCTTACAATACCTCTACTATAGAAGTTAAGGGTAACGGCACTGATGTTTTTCCAAGTATAGGATTCCACCAACCAAATGTTGTAGGTAGTATTCTTCATCTTAGGAATAATGGTAGGATCTACCTGGATCAAGACATGTTAATTGGGGCAAATGAAGGAGGTTCTTTTAGCAACTCTGTACTAACAAATAAGGCTTGGTTTGATTATAACTACGCTGGAAAAGAAGCCGCAGGAAGTGTTATAAGTTTTTCAGGTCTTAATGGTGCATATGCTACCGAGTTGTTCGGACAGTACAATGGAGGTGGAAATAATTTTTATCTCAGAACTCGTAACGGAGATGTTGCCCAATATAATCCTGTAAGAAGGGTGTGGACAGATGGTGATTTTATGATGTCTTACAACAATTCTACAGCTTGGACAGTGGTGCAGAGAGACGGGAGTGGTTATATAGAAGCTAATTATATTAGAACTGCTCTATCGGCCCAGAATCCAAGAGCAGACGGAGGTCTTACAACTCTTTACGGTAATGATGATACTGGAAATGGTTATCACTATGCTTGGACATCTGAAGCTGTCAGGAACTTTTTGGGGTTAAAGACAGATGCTGAATATGTTAACACTTCTGCTTCTCAGACAATAGGAGGTAGTAAAATATTTACCCAACCCATCACCGGAGCAGATGCTACAGCAGACACGCATCTGGTCACAAAAAGACAAGTGCCGGCTCTGGCAGCGCAGGGATCCGGTATACTACGGATGATACACGCTCCGGTATCAGGTATATTCTCAACGATCTCCGGACAACAATATCTGAGAATTGCTTATACAAGCAACGAATGGTCCTATACCATTCCTGCCGGCACATTTTCCGGAGGTCCCGGCAAGCTGGAAATAGAGTTTTTTTGCGAATATCATTCCAGTTCATCCACTTCTACGGAGACTGCAGAATTATACCTGGAGTTTAGCCAACCAGGCAATTCCATTCTCATTCCTGTGGCATCCTATAGGCCAAGTCAAAAGGGGACGGCGTCAAAAAATACATGCAGATTCTTAGCAACGAGCAGAGATTCAGGCGGATTATTTTACGCAGGATCGGTAAATACCGGAGTAAATGACAGTTATAAAGTCGTAACTCCACGGAGCATTTCCGGTATTGACTTCCGTCAATCTGTTACCATCAAGCTGTGGCAAACCGGCACCTCCATCCCAGGGTATGACCTTTCTATACTACCTTTAACTATTCAAGTAGCAGATTTAACAGAAATTTTACCACCATAA